TCTGCAATGTGCTTGTTCTCCAGCGCCTGGCGCCCGTCAGCCGCCGCCTGCTTGGCAATCTGGCTGTCTATGCCCATGCCGTACGCCTGGTACACGGCACCGGCAAAGGCCAGCATCACGGCAATCAGGGCGGCGGCGTAGATCATGCAAAGCCCGTCGCGTTGTTGACATCGAGCCACACATCATTGCCCAGCGCAATCTGCGCGCGCACCCATGCCTTCACCAGCGCCACTGCCGGGCCACTGGTACCGCCCGCGATAGCGTTGCCGTCGACGCGCAGGCCCAGCAGCGGGCAGCCCTCGGTGTCTCCGCTCGTGTTGCCCGCGTGGATGCGGATCCCGACAAACCCGGGCACGTCGTTGACCGTCAGCGTGTTCGGCCCGAACCGTGGGCTGTGCTCTATGGTGACGCGGTAGGCGCCGCCGGGGATGGCCGTGGCCCCCTTAATCTTCCATGCGCTGACCGGTTGGCCTTCAATCTCGCGCACCTCATCTTCGAGCACGTAACACAAGCGCGCGCCCTGCGGGTCCAGCAGCTCGCCAATGGTCGCGCCGCCCCGGCTTGGTCGACGGTTCAGGGTGAGTACGGTCTTCATGCAACGCCCTCCTTGCCGTCCGGCGCAGAGGTAATTTCCGCGCTCGTCAAATTCCCGTCCTTGTCCCTTGCAATGGACAGCGACTTTTTGACCGTGCCCTGCTTGGCGTCCACGTTCACATGGATGGTCACCGGCGGCGCACTCGAAACGCCCGGCTCCGTAGCTGCGGCTGGCGCCGCCACTGCTGCGGGCATCTTCTCCACCTTTTGCGCCAGCTTGGTCGCGTCCGCAGCCTCGGCCCTTGCATCGTCCACCAAGGCCACCAGATCGTCGATGCGCCCCTCCAGCGCCTGCATCACCGTGTTGCTGGCCTGCTGGATCTCCGCCACGCGAATGTCGGCGTCGGCCTGGATGCGCCCGAGCTGCAGCTTCGTGTCGGCCTCCTTGTTCACCGACATGGTTTTGTTGGCCACGTCGCTTTGCGCCTTGCGCAGCGCCTGCGACAGTTGCTCGATCTGCGTCGCCGCTTGCTCCTGCACCTGGCGCATCTGCTGCTCAATCTCTGGTGGCAGCCCGCCCTGCCCGGACGCTTGGGCCTCAGCTTCCATCTTCGAAGCCTTGGCGTTGAGCTCGCGCACCTTTGCGTTTTGCTCCTCCAGCGCCAGCATCGCCTGCTGACGCTGCATCTGCATCACTTCTGCCTGCTGCTGCAACTGTTGCTCCTGCTGCTGCATCTCTTCTGGCGTCATCTCCTTGTTCGGGTCCCGCTCGCCGGTCAGCTTGCGAATCTGGTCTGCAATCTCTGTCTTGTTGGGCAGGTCCGAGAACTCCATGGCGATCGTCAGCATGCGCAACGAGACCTCTGGCGGCAGCTTCGCGGCTATGGTGTTGAGCGACTCAAACATCACCTGGCGCAGCGTGCCGGAGTAGTCTTGCTCCGACACCACGAAATCAGCGACAGAGCAGGTGATGTCGTTCAGGAAGCGTACCGAGCCGTCCACCTGCACTTCCGGCTTGTTCACGTACACCCATTCGATGGCGCCCTTGGCGCCGGTCAGGCGGATCACCTTTTCTTCGGTGTAGAACTGTTCCACCAGGCTCAACTGCTTTTCGCCCTGAAACTGCGTGGCCAGGCGCAGATTGTCAAACGGCTCCGTCGTCACCACCGAGCCCTGCGTCTGGCGTGCCTTGATGGCTTCGCCAGAGACCGCGTTGGTCTGTCGGCCCATGTTCTCCTGCGCCACCCCTGCCGATTTCTGGATGCTTTGGCCGGCCAGAGCCATCATCTGGATCTGCCCGGTCGCGCCGTCTGTATCGCGGCGCACATCAAACTTCTTGCCTGGCTTGATCACCACCACGCCGTCCGGCCGGTCCACCTCGTCGCGCGCCACATCCCAGTCATCTACAGCGCCAGCTTCAGCAAAAATCTGGTTCGTGTTCAACATGAAGAGCGCCTTGGACGCGCGCTTGTTCAGGTCCTGCTGCACATCGCGCACCCGCCGAATCACCCCGTAGGGCATGCGGTCCTTGCCGCGTCGATAGCACCAGATCGGCGTCAGGCTGAACTTGTTGTGCCGGTAAATCGACGGCCCCATTGCCAGCATGTTCGCCTCGGTGAACACCGCGACATGCATGCGCATCAGCATCTTGTCCACCACCGTGCCGCCCACAGCCGCCAGCGCGTTGGCCAGCGCTGCGTCCTGCGGGTGAAAAATAGTGCCCTTGAGCGGCCCGCTGTTGATCATCTTCGTGCTCACAGGCATCCGGTATTGGCACTCGATCAGCTTCACCTGCCTGCGCTGCGCGTCCACCGTCATACCCGAGCCGCTGGCATACAGATGCCCACTCTTGCGGATGCTGGCAGTGGCCATCGAGTCCCATGTTTCCTCTTCCCAGTCCGAGTCATGGTCCTGCGCCGCGTCGCTCACCGCCGAGCGAATCGCATCCGCACGGTCCGGGAACATCATCACCGCAATGTCCTCGTCCACCCAGCGCCAGCGGAAGATGTAGCGCGCGTCGTCCAGGTCGAGCTCGTAGGCCGAAGAGTCGTGCAGCACCCGGCGCCAGTCCTCATACTTGCTGTAGAGAATGTCCTTGGTCGGGTCGTCGCGCGCACCGTCATCCACCCAGCCCAGGCCGGCCTTCACCGAATCGCCAAACGACCGCGAGCGCGTAAACGGCGCGTGGTTCACGTCCGACACGTACTTCATCACCTTGGTCTTGATGTCCGCTGGCTTCACGTCATCTTCCGTGCGCGGCAACACTTTCCAGTCGGCCCTGGCCCGGCGCTCCGTGCCCATGATCCAGTCGCACATGGGCGCCACTTCGTTGTACACCAGCGGCATCTGGCCACGGCTTTCGACGTCCGCCGCGTCTTGTGGATCCCATTGAATCGAGTCGTAGAAGTCGGCGTCCATCGCCATTTCCATGCGGTTGGCTGCCTGCTTTTCGCGCTCCGCGTAAAGCCAACTCAGCAACTTCGACAGCAGCCTGCGCGCCGGTTCGGCGTCCATCTTGCTGGAAGCCTGCACTGCCAGGTCCTGGCGTGGCTTGGCCAAGTCCGCAGCGTCAAAGAACTGATCGCCCGGACCTTTGTGGTTGGCTCTTACTTCGTCAAACATTGGGGGTGCCTGTCAATGCAGCGCGACGGGCGCGGCCCATGCCGCTTCTGCCTCTGCCGGTGCCGCCTCATATTCGGCGCCCTCGTTTTCCAGGCGAATGTCCTGCTGCACCAGTGTCTTGCCGCCCTCGCGCAACTCCATCGCCCCGAAGGACGCCTTGAGCATCTCCGGCATTGGCGCCGACGGCATGCGCGTCAGGTCCTGCAGCCCCTCAGCAATGATCGCGGCAATCTTGAGCCAAGTGTGCACACCATCCATGCCCAGCACTTCTGCCGCTTTCTTGGCCTGCGCGATCAAGTAGCCCTTGCCCGCCGCCGGCTGCCCGTTTGTGTTGAACGTCGTTTCGTCGTCTGGGTTGTATTTCCAGGCGGCGGATTCGCACACCACATACCACGGCGGGTTTTGCCGGTACGCCGGGATCAGCACCATCGCCCGCTCATCGTTCACCCAGGTCAGGATCTGGACAATTTCCCCGTAGTGGTGGGAGGCGTGCGCTTTGCGCACATCGATAGATACACCCATATCAGGACATAGCCTCTTGACAGGTCAAGTGCGCGCCAACATCAGAGGCGCCCGCCGACGGGGTTGTAACGGCAACGGTCAGCATGTCCGGCAGCGTGCCCCGGATGTTGTTGACCATCGGGAACAGATTGTTCAGGTCGATCTCAACCAGCCCCGCGCCACCGGCCGGCGCGGTAAACGCAAACACAACTTCGCCGCCGGTCACGGAGCCGGTCGCCGAAACATCGCGCTCCGCAAAGCTATTGGGTGATCCCAAGGCGGACAGTGCCGCAAATGTCGGGCTGGTGACGACGACAGGCGAGCCGGGGATGCTGGCAATCAGCTCAATCACGCACAGCGCTGTCGAGCTCACACGCAGCGTGCGCGGCAAAAGCTGCCCGCGATTGACCAGGCCGATGGTGTAGGTGTCTCCCGCAGCAGGGGTGGCGGTCAATGTGGTGCTGCCCGTGATCGGGTCCACCAGCGTCAGCGCGGCGTTCGTGTTGGCCGTAATGCGCGCCATGTGGCTCACACCGGACTTGATGAAGTTGAACATGCGGCCAACGAAGGCGCCCGCGGTCATCGGCGTGCCGGTCACGGTTGCAGAGCCTGGCGTGTTCGTGCCAGCCGTCAGCGCGCCGGTCGACAGAGTAACGCCGGCCGAGTTACCGGCCTCCAGCGTACCCATGATGCGGCCACGGATGGTCAGCACAGGAAAGCGCGTGCTCGAGAGCGCTACCGTGCGCCTTGGTGTGGCCGGAGCCATGCCGTACGAGTAGGTAAACCCGCGCTGGTCGTCGACACCGCCCTCCACCAGAACCGACACGCCGTAGTGGATCATGTCGTTTTGCGCCGCCGTGGTGCCGGTGTTGCGCTGCTCGTAGCGCACTGGCAGGTTGCCGGTACGCGCCCAGCACCGAGTTTGCCCGGCCCGGTTGCCAAAAGCAATCTGGTGCAGGATGTGCGGCTCACCGTTGAGCATCACGCCCCAGCGAACAGACCCGGCACCGTACCACGCGTACTCAACGAACAACATCTGAATGTTGGCCCAGCCCAGCATTGATCGAATGGCAGGGTCACCGTTCCACGCCTCCAGCGCCACCCGCGTGTCTACCGGCACACCACCAGCATCCGAGCGCAACACCACACCCATGCCCGATGGATTCGCAACGGTAGCCCCGAGCTGCTCAAAGAAGGGGCCGTTCGAGTCGTCGAAGAACCCGATCCGGTTCGTCTGGTTGGCCAAAGCCGTGCCAAACAGTGCGGCAGTGGACATGAACATCGTCTTGCCCGGCTGGTAGCGCATGTACGGGCGGCTTTGGCGAATAGCGATGTCGCCGGATGCAGTGGTCAGCCGCAAGCGCACCCCGCCCTCGCCTGGCAAGTGCACGATGGTGGCAGACCCAGCCGTCAGTTGCTCCCAACGCAAAGGCTGCAAACCGTACTCGAAGTCGGCGTCGTAGATGTTCTGGTGGCGTGAGATTTTCGTGCGCCCTTGCACGTCGCGCATGCGCAGCGGCTGCAAATCGCTGGAATTGAGGGCGCGATAAAGGTTGCTCGGGTCAAGTACAGGCGTCATGTCGATCCCTCGGCGATAAAGCCGACAGATTGCCATGCTTGCC